CTAAATTGGCAATCTGCGGACGGCACGCGCGCGCAGCGCGTAGTCCGTGCGGTTGAGGTCCTGGTAGCCGTAGTGGAAGAGCTGACACCAGGCCCAGCCGTCATCGTCTTCATCGCGCTGATTGCTCCAGTACGCAGCCTTCTGGAACAGGTCGCGGTGATGAGCGAATAGCATTGCCTGCTCCAGACGGTTTGGCAGATCGCCGCCAACAGATTTGGCCCATTCAAGTTGCGCCTCGAAGCCGGATCTATCGTTATCGTCAGGCAGCAAGACGACGTGATACAGCTCACCGGCAGCATTGCCGATCGCTCCGATGTAGGTTTCGCCCTCAGCCAGCGGCGGGATTTGAATCTGGTTCATGTTGACCTTCTCCTTTTTGGTTGTGATAGGACTACTTCGATGGTTCGGGTGAAACAGTGGGATAAGACGAAACCGGGAACGTCATGGCCTCGGCCTGGGAATAAAGCTTTTGGAACAAGCGCTTGTTGGCGGCGACCTTGGCGTCGAGTTGCTGTTTCTCGTATCGGGCCTTGGCGCGGGCATCGATCGTCGGCATGACCACGCATTGCAGCAGCAGGATCACCAGCAGGCCGAGCAGGGCGCCGAGGGGATAGGCGGTTTTCATTTGGTGCGCTCCGCAAGCATGGCGTCGGCTTCCAAGTAGCGAAGCGTGGCGCGGAATTCAGCCCAGAATTTGAAGTTTCCGAGAGCATCTGACTTGAACTCGGGCGCGGGTCGACCCATGATCCCTTCAGCGAAAGGGATGCTGTAGTTGGCAAGGTCTGCCTCGCAATGGACGGCGAAATAGTCGCGCAAGGTCATGCCGCCGGACCGCTCCACGTCGTAGCGCTCGATGCCGTCGCTGCTGATTCCTGTCATCTCTTCATTTAGGCCGGGGAAGGCCGGTCCCCCTGTTGGCTTGCTCATGTCATCCTCCGCAGCGGCTGCACGACAGGGGCGCTGACCGGCTTCTTCAGTGATTCCGTGGTGGTCAGTGGGTCAGTCATAGCCAGCGCCAACAGACACAGGAAGCCGAAGATCGCAAGAACGATCAGGATGATGTCCGGCAGTGCGCTCCATAGACGGCTGCAGAATCGTCTTAAGGTTGGGCGCACTTGCCAGCCCAATGTACGCAGCCAGGCCCGGCGGGCGGGGCCGTTTTGGCATTCGAAAAGATCGCCGCGCTTCACGATTGCACCTCTGGAGCGCGCACACTGAAGTCCTTGACGCGGCCGAATCCGGCCGGGGCGGTGGTGTCCCGGTAATGTGCTTCGCCTCGATGGTCGGCAATGCCGAGCTCAACGGCGAGGCAATGCGCTTCGTGTTTGAGGCGGCGGATTTCGACGGCACACTCGACGGCAGACGAGGCGGCTTTATTGCGCCTGGCCGGCGACTGGCTGCCATTCCCGCTCACGGCGTTGTGCTTCGCCAGCGCATCCTGCTCGCGCATCAACCGCTTCATACAGTCGATCATGCAGATCAGCTTTTCGCGGCTCATATGGCACCTGCGGCAGTGAGGGCGGCATGCGTTCCTTTGACGCTGTCCCAGATCGGCGACTCGCTAGGCATAAATGTCGGGTCCGCCGCAATTAATTTCGCCATGAGCCAGTCGACGGCGTGAAATTGGGCTTTCAGCTTCTCGACCAGCGCATCGTGGTTGTTGCAGGCGCGGACGATGAATTCGGCGTTACCGCGGCAGTATTCCCAGTCCTCTCGGCGTTCTTTGCCGCGTGCGCGATAGTCCGGGCTGTTGACTTCGGCCACGCGGTAGCTGTTCTCACCGACGATCATCTGACCTGACAAACGCCAAGGCGTAGGAGTGTGCTTGCTCATGCTGCCACCTCATGCTGCTGCACATATGCCTCATTGCGCACGTCTTCTTCCAGGGCGGCGCCATCCGGCAAGTGACGGTCGCAATACGCGGAAAAGTCCATCATGTCGCGGTTCGAGAACAGTTCGCCGATGTTGATCGTCTGGCCGGTCAGGGTGACCGACTCAACAACGTAGCAGTCGTCTCCACGGTCGAAGTAGCCGTAGAAGTCCAGCAGGTGGTTGTTGTGCAGAAAGCCGTCGACCAGCTTGATGAGCTTCTTGCCGACCTGCGGCTGGATATTTTGTCGTTGTGATGTGCGTTGCATTTCTCGCTCCATACAATCAAATAAATAAATTACTGAATGACTAATCTGCGGACGGCACGCGCGCGCAGCGCGTCGTCCGTGCGGACGAGGCTGTACTGGTCGCCGTTGTTGAAGTACTGAGACCAGGCCCAGCCGTCGCCATTCAGTTCAGAGGACCAGTAGTAGGAAGATTTGAAATGCTTCTTGGCATTGGCGAACAACAACGATTGTTCGGCACGCGCGGGGAGCGAGCCGCCGAGATTCTCGGCCCATGCAGTCGCATCGGCGTGGTTGATTTCTTCGGCTTCGCCCGGCAGCAGGATCAAATGATGGGAAAGTTTGCCGTCTTCGCTCAGGATGATGCCGGCATAGACTTCGCCGTCATTGAGGGATGGGATGGCAATCGAGACGACTAGCCCAACATTGGCGCCCATTTGCTTTTGCAGCCACGCGCTGAACAGGGCATTGATATCAACCGTCAGCTTGGCGCCGTCCAGTTGTAGGGTGATGGCTTCTTCTTTAAGTTTTTGATTTTGGGACATTTTCGCTCCTCGGTTTGGTTCGTTTTCCGAACTGTTGGAGCGAGTATAGAACTCTAAACAAATAAAGTAAAGAGTTCTAAACAAAAAGTTTAGTTGTTGTAAAAAATAGGCGTAAAAAAACCCGCCGCAGCGGGTTCGTTTATTGGGGAAGGGTGGTTAGTTTGAGGTGCTGACTGTATTTGCCGCTGGGGGCCCGAGCCGGGTGTCGTTGTTTGACGACGAGAAGGTGTAGCGGGAAACGATGCCTTGCGCGTCGAAGAACACCATCAGTACCTTCGAGTTTCCAGTGGCGCCGCCGGCAAACAGGCCGACCACAGGAATAAAGGTTGCTCCCTTGGCCTGCGAGCTCGCATACATATACATCCATGTTTCACCCGCAGGGGTGCTGTTATTGGTCGTCACCGAGTTCGCGGCGCCCAGGTAGGCCAGCACATCGGCTTTCGTCGATTTTCCCTTGATTAGATGCTGATCGACTGAAGTCTGGTCGACGTTGGCGAGCGCCTGGTTGCCGGTGCTGGCGCACCCAGCCAAGAGGCTTGCCGCACACAGGGCGGCGGTGATTGCGATTTTTTTCACGGTCTTGTCCTTGTTGTTGGTTGTGCTGCCGGGCGATGGCTGTAACTCTACCACGCCGGCGGTCATCGTTCTGGCCGCCTAAATGGCAAAATCTCGGCAGTGAACAGCGGCAACTCAGCTTGCCTTTTTACTTTTTGGTTGGTTGTGCCATTCATTGACCATGAATGCAAGTTGCTTATCAACACGAAGACGCTCTTCAGGGGGGAGGGCCATAAATAGGTCTTGTGAAACAGAAAAAGGCCAGTCTTTCGTCCGCCGGATCATCTCATACCCTTCGCCCAAGACCAGCCAAACGTGGTCGTACCCCAATTTCTGCTCGATCTTCAGCGCGTAATCCAGCCGCATCGATTTAATTTTTCCATCTAGCCACTGATTCACGACGCTTTTTGAGGCGCCGGATGCTTCCACAATCCCGCTTTGCCCGAGATCCGGCCGCTCTTTCAGTATTTGTTCGATGCGTTCGCTCAATGTTGTCATGTTTAAAACTCTAAACTTATGTTGGTTTAGTGTGCTTGACCTTTTGAGGTTTAGAGTTCTATACTTGGCTGTATGGACACTAAACATCTCGTTGGCCTGCTCGGCGGCCCATCACAAATCATGGAGGACACCGGTCTCTCAAAGGGGCGGGTGTCTCAATGGGTCTCCGAGGACCGAATCACACCTTCGTGGCTTAAGTTCTACCGCTTGAAGCGGCCGGACATCGATTGGGGTGCCTACGATGCGCATCTCGCCAGTCTTGCCATCCCCGAACCCGACAAGGTGTCTTCATGAGCGCCCTGCGAAGGATTATTTCGGCGATAGCCGCTTTTTCAGCGCGTGCCAAATGCTCCATGCCGCGCCGACGCCGGAAGATTGGCCCGATAGGGATTCTTTTAGCTCTGCGGAGTGATCGGCCAGTGCCGCAACTGCGAGGTCACTCCTATCCGAACCTAGCAGACGCGCTTGAGCGGCGGCTAGATTCATATCGAAATTCGCCTCAAAGCCATCTGGATCAGGGTGTGTCCGAATCAGGGCTTCAATCGCGCACTGCTGAGCCTCTATGAGTCCGAACAACACGTCAATTTGCCATTCGACCGGCGGGATTTCCGGTCCTTGGTTCTGCCTTTCCATGCGCGTTCCTTTCGTTTCCACGGTTGATAGGGGTGAGAGCCTTGATTGTGGCACGGCTGCGAACGCGCGCCTTTTTCCTAAAAACAAGGTGTTCCCATGAGCACAGACACAGTGTCGCCCGACCTGGTGGAAAGCACACGCAAGACCGGCGCACGGATTTTGTCCGAGGTATTGCAGCGACTTGCATATGTCGGGCAAGAGCGTGCAGCCGGTTGCATGGGCGTGGACCCCAGCACGGTGAGCAGGGCGAAGGCCTCCCTGGAACAGGCTTGCCAGTTGATGGCGGCCATCGGGCTGCAGGTCGCGGCATCCGACTCGGTGGTGATCAGCCAGAAAGAACTGTCGGGGCTGAAATACCTCGCCGCGCGCTATCTGGAAGCCGATATACAGCGGGAGATCAGACAATGACACGCCCCCCGATCGTCCGCGAAGCGATAGTCGCCGCCCTGAAAGAGCACGGGACGCTGAACGGCAAGCAGATTTGCAATTTCGTTTGCGCCAAAACCGGATCTACCCCAAGCGGTATTCGCAAGGTGCTCTGGTTCATGGAGCACGATGGCTTCATTGCCTGCGATAAATCGCGCCCGCGGCGCCATCTCTATTCGCTATCGGATGACGAGCCAGTGCGCCGCACAGTGCGGCAGGCCAGCGATTTCAAACTTCCAACGAAGCTAAAGCGCGCCGATGCCCTCAGTCCTATGGCTTGGTCGATGGCGTACCTGCTGGGGGCGGCTTGAACATCTCTCACGAAAGAAACGCCAAGTCAGTCGAGTGGTACACGCCTGCGTGGATATTCGAAAAGCTCGGCATCGATTTCGACCTTGATCCGTCATCGCCGCATGACATGGTGCTCGACTGGATCCCGGTAAAGCAACGTTACACCGTATTTGACGACGGACTTAGTAAGCCGTGGGCTGGTCGTGTTTGGCTCAACCCGCCTTACTGCAAGGTTACACAACAGTGGATGCGCCGCATGGCCGCGCACGGCAATGGCATTGCCTTGGTGTTCTCCCGCACTGATGCCGCATGGTTTCAAGAGGCGATCGCATCCGCTGACGCGGTCTTATTTGTCGCTGGCCGAATCGATTTTGTGCCAGGACACGAAAACAAGCACAAGAAGTCTCGATCTGGCGCCGCCTCTGTGTTCCTCGCTTGGGGGAAGGAAAGCGTTGTAGCGTTGCAGCGTCTAGGTGATCGCGGATTCCTTGTCTATCCGAAGAAAGCAGGCGTTGCAGCATGAACTGGAACGAACGATCAATCGCCAGGGCTATATCACTGCAGACGCTGCAACGCCGCTGCGTGCTTCTCGTCGATAACTGCAACTGGACCGGCCACGAATGCGACGTCCTCGGTGTCACGCTTGACCTACGCATCATCGACATCGAAATCAAGATTAGCCGCGCCGATCTGAAGGCCGATGCCAAGAAGGAGAAATGGTGGCGTCGCGCCTACAACTGGCCATTCGAAAATTATCAGCACGGCGCGCCGGCGCCCGACCTGAGATTGATTCATCCCGCCAAGGTCTGGAAGCACTACTACGCTATGCCCGCCGAAATCTGGAAGCCTGACCTGTTGGACTGCTTGGCGTCGCCTGCGAGCGGCGTCTTGCTGTTGAGCCAGGGCAGCGGATGCACGTCGGACGGTCTTCCAGCAATCACTGTGCGTTCGCAGCGTCGTGCCATTCCCAATCGAAAGGCGGACCAGCTTCGACCTGAACAGGTGATGGATATTGCCCGCCTCGCCAATCTACGCATGTGGGAATCGTATATGCGCGTCGATAAAGCCCATCTTTCGGCCCAGCGCCAGGAATCTGCATGACCGAATTGCCAACCCCATTGACGCCGGCCGACTGCGATTTGCGTGACTTTATGTTCATGCCGCTGGATGTTTTGCGGCTGCGCGACAGCGATATCGCCGTGATTTCGTCCGGAGACGAGTTTCGCTGTGCAGTTTTGCTTTGGTGCGCATCCTGGCATCAAGTGCCTGCCGCCTCGCTGCCTGACGACGATGTCATTCTGTCCGGTTTGTCCGGCTTCGGCCGCGTCATCAAGGAATGGAAAAAGGTCCGGGAGGGCGCATTGCGCGGCTGGATTAAATGCGGTGACGGTCGCCTGTATCACCCTGTGGTGGCGGAAAAGGCAAATGAAGCCTGGCGCGGCAGGATCGATTATCGCGAGAAAAAAGAGGCCGAACGGCTGCGCAAAGCAGCGTTGCGCGCCGCCCAAAAAGCAGCAGAAGAGGCCGAGGAAGCAGCACGCCGACTCGCGAATTGTCCGGCGGACGAGTTGGATTTGTCCGGCGGACAAAATAGTTCTGTCCAGAGGACAGATACCGGAAGTCCGGCGGAAAACGCTCTGAGAGGGACAGTGGACAGTGGACAGTGGACAGTGGACAGTGGAGAGGGACAGTTAACATCAACACCACCATCGTCATCTCATACCTCGAACTCAGTTGCACCAGCGCAAGACGGTGAACGAGACGATTCGGTTTTGCCGAACAACGCCGAAAAGCCGAAGCGAAACGTCGAGATTGCCGTGCTTCTCCGTGCCAAGGGAATCAAGCCCTTCACCTTCGCTCATCCACTTGCCGTGGAGTGGGCAGACAACCCCAAGATCACCGACGACATCCTGATCGCTGCTGTCGAGCAAGCCAGGCAGTACAAGGGCGACGCCGACATTTCGCCGAACTACCTCAAACCGATCATTGCCGATTTGCTCAACCCGCCTGCACAGCGCGAGGACAACGCTTGGAAGCGCACCGACGCCGGCATCGACGCCAAGGGCCGCGAGATGGGGATGTTTGCCAAGCCCACGGAGAGCTACGCCGATTACCGAACCAGGATCGAGAACGAGATCCGCAAACGCAAGCAGCAGAAACCTGACGAAGGAGAAGCAGCATGACCCATGACGTCGACACCAGCAAATGCGCCGCCTACGGCTGCCCATGCCCAGGCACCAGTCGCAGCAGCACATCCGGCGGCAACAACTGGCTTTGCCCGCATCACATCGGCACGGATGCCGGCGCCTGGCAGCGCATCACCGCCGAACTCAATCGCCTGAGTTGGCTCGTCGACGTCTGCAACGGCATCCGGATTTTCTACGGCACCGAGAAGTGGGAACGCGTCTATCGCGAAATTCAGCGCGACATCGTTGCCCATCAGCGCAGCGATTTGCTTTTCGACAAGAACGTCGACGCGTCGGTCACGGCATGGCGCAACCGTCTCGACACCGAAATCAGCCGCGCCGTAAGCCAGCACCGGCAAGCCGAGATTATCGTCGCTCCGGCGCCGGCATCTGACCCGATGAAGCGGGTTCACCTGTCCATGCCGGCGCACGCCTGACGATGCCCAGCGGCCGCTACGACTTAACGAAACTTAACGACTGCGTGCGGCTGGTCGAGAGCACCAGGCCGAGGAAGGACCTGGCCGAGGAAGGACCTGGCCGAGGCGATGCTGCAGGTGATTTACCGAACGCCGGGCGCGCCCACAAGAGACGAGATATTGCAAAAAATGAAGGAACAGACCCCATGAACTCCGACAACTTTTTTTACGACGTGCAAGACCTACGCGCCGAGCTGAACGAATTGGTGGAACGCTTCGCCAGCGCGCCAGAGGAGCGGTGGACGTCGCAGCAGATCACAAATTTGTTATCGGAGTTGCTGAAAGACACCGCAGACACTGCGGCGGCGGAGCGACTTGTGCCTGCCGCTGGCGCGCATCCCATCCTACTCACGCTGCCGTACCCGCTGAGCGCGAACAAGTACTGGCGCCCGGTCATCATCAACGGCCATTCCATGATCGTGCCGACCAAGGAAGCGAAGCAGTTCAAAGCCGATATCGGCATGCTGTGCTGGCGTGCCGGGATCCGCAAGCCACTGGCCGGCCGCGTCGAGGTTGCGTACCGACTGTACCCGGCCAGGCCGCAGGACTGGCAAAAGCGCATGCGCACCGATGGAGCAACGTGGGACGACAGCGTGCGCTGCATCGACCTGGACAACGCCCAGAAGGTGCTGCTCGACGCGTTCAAGGGCGTCGTGTTCGATGATGACAAGTGGGTGCGCCGCATCGTTGCTGAGCGCGCTGAGCCGGATGCCGACGGCGCCCGCGTGGTGGTGACCATCACACCGCTGGCCGTGATGCAGCCGCAGGTTTCTCTTTTCGATGAGGTGACAGCGTGATTGGGGCAGGCGTTGTTCGGTTCATGCGTATAGCCACTGCAAGCGGAAATAACCGCCGCCGTACGCGTGAATACATCCAATCGAAAAACAAGCTGTACGCCGGCAGGGCGCGCTGCGCTAAGTTTCACAGATCAAAATAGGCTCACTGAGGGGATAGCAAAATGCAGACGGCAGAACCAACACTATTCCGGGATGGCTTTCACGCGCTGGTGTTCGCGTACAACATCACAAGCCAGGGCATCGACCGCCCAATGATGAACCGCCTTGCCGCGCCGACGATCAGCCGCGGCGGTGGCATCGCTGGTCTGGATGCCATCGGCCAGGCCGGCATGATCCGCTCTCAGGTCGAGAAGCTGGGCAAACTGCAGGAGGCGATTCTGATTGCACGCACTGCGCCGCGTGATCGCCCCTGCGAGTGCAAGGCCGCATGCTGCTCGGGCAACAAGGCGAATAAAGAATGGACGGACGCCATTGCCTACCTGGCTGACCATATCCGGACGACCGCTCTTGCCGGCTGCACCGCTAACGGCATGCTGCGCCGTGAATACGTGGTGCGCTACTTCACGCACAAGAAGGAGCGCAAGTCGATCGAAGCCATCGCCCGGCAATATCAGATCGACCGAAACACGGTCAGCGCCCACGCCGGCAGGGTCAACGTGCTGCTGGGCGGTCGCCCGGCGCGTAAGGTAAAAGAGGAATATTTGACCGCGGAACCGGGGCTGGAAAGCCTGGCGCTGAACGCGGTTGAAGAGCTGCTGAGAGAGATGGAAGTTGTGGGTTGACGACAGAAAGTTGCAAATTCGGCGAAACATGCCTAATATACGTTCCAATTCGATAGTCTCATAAGTACGCCCAAAGCCCGGACCGCTCCCCAGCGACCGGGCTTTTTGCTTTCCGACGCCAAAAAAGGCACATCCATCAAGCGGGTGCAGTCGCACGCCAAACCGCTGCCGGACGCTGTCACCGGCAACCTATTCACAGAGTCGCTGCTGTCTCCTTCCGCTAGTCTGCGGACTTGCCGCCTTCGGGCGGCTTTTTTATTCCTGTTGTCCCACGCGCCATGGTCGTTACCCCGAAGATTCGCCGCTTTGTCGATGAGTACCTGGTCGACCTCAACGGCACTCAGGCTGCCATGCGCGCTGGGTACAGCGTCAAGACTGCCAAGGTGCAGGCTAGCCAGATGCTGGCAAAGCCCGAAATTCAGGCGCTGGTCGAGGCTGCGAAAGATGCATTGAGCGAGCGCACGCAGATCACCTCGGCCATGGTGCTCAACCGCATGTGGCAACAGGCCACTGCCGACCCGAACGAGATCATTCAGTACGTGCGCGAGTGCTGCCGCTACTGCTACGGCAAAGACCACGGCTACCAGTGGACGAAGGGCGAATATCTGCGCCGCCAGCAGGAGGCGCGTGACGCGAAGCAGGAGCAGCCCGATATCGCTGGCGGTCTTGGCTTCAACCCGAAGCGGCCACCGCGCAAGGATTGCCCCGAATGCTTCGGCGATGGGCGCGGCCGCCAGATCGTGGCCGACACGCGCAACTTGAGCGCGGCGGCACTGACCATCTATGCCGGCGTGAAGCGTGGCAAGGAAGGTTTGGAGGCGCGCATTGTCGACCAGCAGACAGCCTTGAAGTATGTCGGCGATCACATCGGCATGTTTAATAAACGCGTCGAACTGAGCGCACCAGGCGGCGGCCCCATCCAACAACGGACAGTGACCACCACCATGACCCCTGAACAGTTTCAAGAGATCGCCAAAAGAATCGTCGACGAGTACTGACCATGCGCACATTCAGCCCCGAGGAACGTTTCGCGGCTACCCAAATGGCGCAAGCTGACCTGTACGAGTTCTCCCGGTGGATGTTCTTACAGCGTAAGGGCTTCGTCTGGAGTCGCGCGCCGCACCACAAGATCATTTGCGACGCCCTGATGCGGGTGTTCCGTGGCGAGTGCAAGCGGCTCATTATCAACGTGCCGCCGCGGTACTCCAAGACTGAGCTGGCCGTTATCAACTTCATGGCGTGGGCGCTCGGCAAGGTGCCGGATTCGGAATTCATTCACACCAGTTACAGCGCGAAGCTGGCATCAAAAAACGCCTTTCAGACGCGGGACATGGTGCTGTCGCCAGCATATCGGGAGATATTCCCGAAACTTGCACTGCGCCACGACAGCAAGGCCAAAGACGACTGGAAGACGACGGCAGACGGCTGCGTGTATGCGGTCGGTGACGGCGGCACGATTACAGGCTACGGCGCTGGCAAGCAACGGCCAGGCTTTGGCGGCGCAATCCTCATTGACGATCCGCACAAGGCTGACGAGGCTAGGTCTGACGTCATCCGCAGCGGCGTGATTGAATGGTTCCAGAACACGCTGGAAAGCCGGAAGAACGGTCCAGACACACCGATCATCTTGATCATGCAACGTCTGCACCAGGATGATCTGGCCGGATGGCTCCTCGGCGGCGGCAATGGCGAAGTCTGGGAAAACATCGTCATCCCTGCGCTGCAGGCAGACGGTACTGCGCTATGGCCTGAAAAGCACTCGGCCGAAGTGCTGCGCGCCATGCAGAAGGCGGCGCCGTACACTTTCGCTGGCCAGTACCAGCAAAAGCCATCGCCAGCCGAGGGCGGGATCTTCAAGCCTGACAACATCGAAACGGTCGATGCGCTGCCAGCGGGTTCCATCGAATGGGTGCGCGCGTGGGATTTGGCGAGCACTACTGACGGCGACTTTACGGCCGGGCCGAAGCTCGGAAAGATGAGTGACGGCCGTTACATCATCGCCGACATGGTTCGGGTGCGCGTTGGGCCTGATGAACGCGACGCAGCGATGAAGAACACCGCCGCGCGCGACGGCACCGGCACCAAGATCAGCATCCCGCAAGACCCCGGGCAGGCTGGTAAGACTCAGGTCTTGGACCTGACTCGCAAGCTGTCTGGCTACTCGGTGACGTCTTCACCGGAGTCGGGTGACAAGGTAACGCGCGCGGAACCGTTCGCGTCACAGGTCAATGTTGGCAACGTCCTCATGCTTCGGGCCGACTGGAATGGGCCTTTGATTGATGAGATGCGCATGTTCCCCAACGGAACGTTCGACGACCAGGTAGACGGCTTATCCAGGGCGTTCTCAATGTTCGTCGACAGCAAATTCGGCATGCTGGATTACCTCGCAAGACTGGCCGCACAAAAGGCGGCGGAACAGTTGGAAAATCAAATAGGGAAATAAAAATGACACATCGCCTCTCGTCGCCAGAATCTGGCTTTTACAACCCGAACACCGGCGCGGCCGTTTAATTTGTTATGGCAATTCCAAAAGGAGCCGCCAGCGCAACGCCGATCGAGCCAGGGTTAATTCGCCGTGTGGTGGAGGGCGTGCGGTATGTCGTGTCCGGCCAGTCCGACTGGTTCGGCCCACAGCAGCCGCTTGTACCCGTCACCAGCGAGGCCGAGAAGCCCAGCGTTGCTGGCCGCCAGTTCGACTATCCGGTCGGGTTCAACACGCAGATCACGCCGCGCCAGAGCGAGCCGGTCAGCTTCGCGCAGATGCGTCAGCTTGCCGACGGTTTTGACGTCATGCGCCTAGTCATCGAAACGCGCAAAGACCAGATGTCGAAAATGCGCTGGAAAATCCGGCCGCGTGACGAGAAGGCGAAACCAGACGACCGCTGCAAGATGATCACCGAGTTCCTGGCTGCTCCGGATAAAGAGCACACTTGGGACGAGTGGTTGCGCATGCTGCTGGAAGAACTGTTTGTCACTGATGCCCCGACGGTGTATGTGCGGCATAACCTCGGCGGCGGCGTGTACTCGCTGGAGCCGGTCGACGGCGCCACCATCAAGCGCGTGTTGGACGAGCACGGCCGCACGCCTGTTGCGCCAAATCCGGCATATCAGCAGATTCTGAAAGGCGTGCCGGCGATCGACTACACGCGCGAGGAACTGATCTATCGTCCGCGTAATGTCCGGACTCACAAGATTTATGGGTACTCGCCGGTCGAGCAGGTAATCATGACCGTCAACATTGCTTTACGCCGGCAGTTGCATCAACTTCAGTACTACACCGAGGGCAATGTCCCTGAAGCGCTGGCAAGCGTGCCGAAAGAATGGAACCCCGACCAGATCGCACAATTTCAGACGTATTGGGATTTGCTGCTTGAGGGCGACACAGCGGCGCGCCGGCACATGAAATTCATCCCTGACGGGGTGAAATTCATTGAAACCAAGAATCAGGTGCTGAAGGACGAATACGACGAATGGCTTGCCCGCGTCGTGTGCTTTGCGTTCTCGATCGCGCCGACGCCGTTTGTGAAGCAGCAGAACCGGGCAACAGCCGGTACCGCGCACGAACAGTCACTGCAAGAAGGGCTGTTGCCGATCATGCAGTGGGTCAAGGGGCTGATGGACTACATCGTAGTCATGGTCTTCGGTTGTCCCGATCTTGAGTACGCATGGGACGAAGAGGAATCAATCGACCTCGTCGAGCAGGCCACCATTCAGGACAAGAAAATCCGAAATGGCTCAATGACTATCAACGAAGCGCGTGCCAAAGATGGCCTTGAGCCGGTGGAGGGCGGTGATCAACCGATCATCATCACTGCCAGCGGTGCCATACGCCTGGCTGATGCGCTGGAGCTTGCTGCCAACCCGCCGCCGCCAACAGCACCATTCGGCGGTGGTGGCGCACCAGGCGAAGACCCGCACGCTGGGCATGATCACGGCGACCCTGCCAAGCCCGACGACAAGAGCACTAAGACCGGCCAGGAGGCGGTCGCCAAAGCAAAAAAAGGCGTCCGGTCTATTGACCGGGAACGTGACTCAATCGTCAAGCTGCGCGACGAGTTAAAGGACAAGGTTGCTACATTCTTGAGTGACCAAGGCCCGAAGATCGCTGCGCAGATGATCAAGGCTAAGGACGAAGTGCTCGGCAAGGTCAGCGCCGACGATATCCGCCGCATGCTGGATAACCTCAATTTTGAGGATTGGGTCGTCGTCGTGGGCGAGGTCGAACCGCTGCTGGAAGCATTGGCAAAGGACGGCGGCGCCGAGGCGCTGGCGCAGATCGGCATCAAGGACGACGAGGATATCGTCAACCTGACCAATGAGCAGGCGCTCAAGTGGGCGAAGGACAGGGCTGCGGAGTGGGTCGGCATGAAGCGGGACGATGACGGCAATCTGACGCCTAATCCGAACGCCGAATGGCAGATCGACGAATCCACGCGGGAAATGCTCAATTCCACCGTCGCGCAAGCGATGGAAGAGGGCTGGAGCAACGAACGGCTGGCACAGGAAATCGAGGACAGCACCGCATTTTCACCTGAAAGGGCGGAGATGATCGCCCGTACTGAGACAGCATTCGCCGACGTCGCCGGAAACATGCAGGCGTATCGGACATCCGGCCAGGTGGCGCAAAAGCAGTGGATTACCGGCGCTGACTGCTGCGACGACTGTCAGGAGTTGGATGACGTGATCGTCGACCTTGACGACAACTTTCCGAACGACGGCGGCGACGGTCCACCGCTGCACCCGAACTGCCGCTGCGACGTTCTGCCTGTCCTGACGGACAAGGACGACGATGCATAACCACCGCACAACTCTTCGTTTTATTCAAAGGGATCACCATGAAAATCGTATTTGACGGCGCCCAGCGCCAGAACTTCAACATTCAATTTCCGATCATGAAGTCGGAGCAACTGGACGACGGGCGCCTGATGATCGAGGGCATCGCCACCAGCGAAGCGCTGGACCATGCCGGCGAGATTGTTGACTATGAATCTGCCAAGGCTGCATTTGCCGACTGGAAGGGCAACATCCGCGAGCAACACGACCCGAAGAAGGCAGTCGGCAAGGCGGTCGAGGTCGTGTGCGACGACGAGCTGAAGCAGGTCATCGTGAAGGCGTTCATCTCCAAGGGCGCACCCGACACGCAAGAGAAGGTCAAGGATGGCACGCTGACCGGCTTCTCGATCGGCGGCTCCGTTGCCAGCCGCAAGACTGAGAAGTTTGCCAAGGGCGACGGTACCACCGTCGACGCCGTGCGCGTCATGGTCAAGCGCATCAGCGAAACCTCCGTTGTCGACGCCGGCTGCAATCCTGAAACTGCGATTGCCATCGTGAAGGCTGACGGCGACGCGCTGCTGGGCATCGGTCTGGAAGATGCTGCCGAGCCTGGCGCCATCGACGCACTGGCCGAGCTGCTGAACAAGGGCGAAATCACCCCTGAGCGCCTGATCGAGTTGGCGAAGGCTGACAAAGCACCCGCCGAGGCTCCGATCAAGAAAGGCATGTGGGGCGTGCAAGACTTTGCCGGTGTCCTGATGTCGCTCGGCTACATCGCCCGCGAGTCGCAGTGCGAAGCTGACTATGAGGGCGACGGCAGCGTAGTGCCTGCGCAACTCCGCGCGTGGATCATGGACGGCATCAAGATTTTCCAGGCCATGGCTGCCGAAGAAGCAAACGAGCTGATTGCCGACCTGAAATCAGCCGCCGGCGAGGTCGACGTCATCGAACTGGCGCTCCGCGGTGGTGACCTGGCGAAAGGTGGCGCGAAGTTCAGCAAGGACAGCAAGGACAAGTTGGCAAAGGCTCACAAGGCCGTCAAGGATGCCGCTGATCACCTGGCATCTACCGGCTATGAAGCCAGCGACGACGAAGGCGACGGCGGCGATGCTGATAAGTCGGCTGTCGTCGAAGACCTCGCCAAGGTCAACGCTGCTCACGGCGAGCTGGCCAAGGCGCTAGCCGACGCAGGTTGCACCGAAGGTCAGCCGCTGGTTGATTTCGTCAAGTCGCTGGTCACTGACCGCGATGCGCTGAAGAAGCAGGTTGAAGACCTGAAGGCGTTGCCGGCACCGGGCAAGGCGTTGCTGAAAGCTGTTTCGAAATCGCAAGACATTGGCGAAACGCTCGGCGACGACAAAAAAGACACTCAAGCCGTGGTGAAAACCCTCGACGGCGAGGTGAACGAAGTTGCATCACTCATCAAGCAAGTCCACCAAACCGGCGGCATTATTCATCGTTAATAGCGCCATTCCATCAACCTAACTCACTGATAAGCCAGGGTAACCTGGCTTTTTCCTTTCCCGAACATATTGCCGCCGCCCTTGAGGCGGTTTTTTTATTGGAGATTCACATGGGTACAAATACCACCGAAGAAACGCTGGCGCTGATGAAGGTTGCGCAGACCAGCCCTGACGATCTGATCAAGACGTTTGTGCAGCCTGGCTCGGCCACCACCGGCCTGCAGGCATACAACCTTGAAGCGCCATCGAAAAAGCTGTATCCCGTCCTGACCCCGCTGCGTAACTCGATCGGCCGTGACAGCGGCGGCTATGCCATTCAGGCAAACTGGAAGGCAATCACCAACATCAACGTCGGCAACCAGCGCGCCGGTGTGTCGGAAGGCAAGCGCGGCGGCGTGATCACTCACGCGCAAAGCGAATACCTGGCTTCGTTCCGCGGCTTCGGTCTGGAAAATAACGTCACTTTCGAAGCGAACTATGCTTCGAAAAATTATGAAGACGTCAAAGCCCTGGCCGTGCAGACCACGCTGGAATCGACGATGATTCAGGAAGAGCGCCTGATCCTCGGCGGTAACGGCTCCGTCGCCATGGGTATCACCGGCACCCCGACGCTGGCCGGCTCCACCACCGGCGGCACGCTGGCGGCGGCAACATGGTCCGTTATCTGCGTGGCGCTGGGCCTGCAAGCGTACCTCGATGTCGTGGGCGTCAACAACGGTGCGATCGGTCAATCGTTGTCGATTCCTACAGCAGTGGTTCCCGGCCAGATCACACGCACCAACGCAGACGGCACTACCGACACGTTCGGCGGCGGCAGCGCGCAGAAATCGGCAGCCGCAACCGCCACGACTACCGGCTCAACCAGCTCCATTGCCGCTAGCGTTGCGGTCTGCAACGGCGCGGTCGGCTATGCCTGGTACTGGGGTGCGGCTGGCGCTGAAGTGCTGGGCGCGGTCACTTCCATCAACAGCGTATCTATCACTGCGACGGCCACAGGCACCCAAACCGCAGCATCGCTGGCCGCGTCCGACAATTCCACGTCGTCACTGGACTTCGACGGCCTGCTGTATCAAGCCTTCAAGCCCGGCAGCAACGCGTATGTGGTGTCGCAGCCAAACGGTACGGCAGGCGTCGGCACGCCGCTGACCTCCGACGGCGCCGGCGGCATCGTGGAGTTCGAAGCTGCGTTTATCAACTTCTACAACAAGTACCGCTTGTCGCCGACCAAGATTTACGTTTCTGCGCAAGAGCTGGTCAACATCACCAAGAAGATTGTGGCAAACGGCGGCGCGCCGCTGCTGCGTCTCAATGTGAACGCCAACAACCCGGGTGCGATTCAGGCCGGTGTCGTGGTCGGCGAATACATGAACAAGGTGATGGGCGTCATGGTGCCGCTGGTGGTGCATCCGAACGTGCCGGCCGGCACGATCTTCTTTTTCTCGGAGCGCCTGCCGTACCCACTGTCGAACGTATCGACCGTGTGCCGCATGCTGATGCGTCAGGATTACTACCAACTGGAATGGCCGCTGCGCAGCCGTAAGTACGAATACGGCGTGTATGCCGATGGCGTGCTGCAACACTATGCGCCGTTCTCCATGGGCATCCTGAACAACATTGCCAACGGCTAACGCCTGAGCAGCAGTGTGGAATGCCGCCGGGTTCGCTTGGCGGCATTTTTACTTCACCGAGCATTTTTGTACAAGGATCTACACCATGAGCACCACAGCGAAATTGAAGGCACCGAAGGGCGTGAGCGTCATTTCGGTAGCTGGTCAAGAATACAAGGTGGTTAAGGGCTACGTCGCAGTTCTGATTGAGCACCTTGAGCATCTGGTCGGCATGGGCTTCACCGGCGCCGACGACGAGGAACTGGTCGCGGCTGGAGTCGACCCGCAATTGCCTGCCGGCGTCACCAGCAATCTGGTGTTGCCTGGTTCCGAGGTAATCCCGGTTGTGACAGCGGCGGTGCCAGAATTGGCACCAGCAGAACCGGCCGCCCAAACGACCGAACCGGTAGTTGACGCCGCCGCCGACGACGGCAACGCACCAGCACCGGCTGACGACGCAGTTGCCGGCGCTTCCACCGATGCAGCGGTACCGGCAGGCGTCAGCCAAGCAGTCCCGCAAGTCGACGGTCAGTAAGCCATGGCAACCAGCCCAATCGACCTGACGACGCTGGCGAACGTGAAGCAGTGGTTGAAGATCGATCCTGCCATGACCGATGATGATGTCCTGCTGCAGCGGCTTATCACCGCTATCAGCGGGTTCATTCAGACCTGGTTGAACCGGTCTTTTGCGATCACACCATATATCGAAACGCTCGACGGCAAGGGCAAGACGCGAATGATGTGCTCAAACTATCCGGTCACCGCTGTCGCTGGTGTGACGATCAACGGCCAGCCGGTGCCTGCGTCGGCCGACATTTTCAGCCCTGGCTATTACTTCGATCAGTACAAGATTGGCCTGCGCAGTTTTTGCTTCGTCAAAGGCGAATCCAACGTGGTGCTGAGCTACAGCGCAGGTTTCGCCAATACGCCGCCAGAAATCGAACAGGCGTGCATTGAGACGATCGCGCTGCGCTATTCCGAAAAGGACCGCGTCGGTTACTCCAGCAAGACACTAGCCGGTGAGACTGTCGCTTTCACGATTACCGACTTCCCGAAATCAGCGATGACGGTCATGAACAACTACAAGAAAGTCATTCCAACATCATGATTTCTGGATGGCTGGTAGGCGACGCCGAGCTTGTCGCAAAAATGGAAGGCAAGGCAGATGCCATGCAGGCAGGTCTGGAGAAGTCCGTCCAGCGGCTGACTTTGCAGCTCCTGACCACCGTCAAGGAAAAGCTAAGTGACGACGTGCTTCACGTTCGCACAGGCCGCTTGCGCCGTTCGATCAATCGGCGCGTCGACGTCGATCAGACCAGTGTCACCGGTATCGTCGGCACGAACGTGGAATATGCCAAGAAGCTGGAATACGGCTTCAAAGGCACCGAGTCCGTGCGGGAAAGCCTGCGCAAGATCACCCAGGCATTCGGCAAGCAGTTGAAGGAGCCGAAGACGATCAAGGTGCGAGCGCACACGCGCAAGGTCGATCTGCCGGCGCATTCGTTCCTGCGCTCATCGCTCACCGAGATGCGGCCGAAGATTGAGACCGACATGAAAGCTGCGCTGGTGAAGGCCGCGCAAGAAGGGACGTCATGAACCGAGAACAGATTTACTCGGCGTTGTTTGCCAAGCTGGCCGCTGCACCAGGCTACAAAACCACATCGCGAAAACTCTTGCATTGGGCTGACGTGAAGCCCCAAGAACAGCCTGCATTGTTCCAGGCACAGCGGCGAGAGATGGCGCTGACCACGCCGGGCCAGCCCACGGTATGGAGTTTTGAGGTCGACGTCTATGTGTATGTCTACGCCAAATCCTCCGCTCCCAGCCAGTTGCTCAATCCTTTACTGGATGCCATCGGGACCGCGCTCGCGCCGGACCCTATCACCAACAAGTGCAGGCTAGGAGGCCTGGTGGAGCACGCTTGGATCGAGGGCGCAATCCAAACCGACGAAGGCACGCTTGGCGACCAGGCCGTAGCAATCATACCGATCGTTATCAAAGTCGTCGTCTGAATCAATCCGTTTTAATCACAATCCGGCCCCGCATCTGCGGGGCTTTTTCATTTGGAGGTAGCTATGTCTCAATACGCATTTGGTAGCGGCAACATGTATGTCACGCAGTTGCAGGACGCGCTGGGCAATACCATTGCCAACGCCACACCGTACCCGCTGATGACCTTGCAAGAAGGCTCGATCGACATCTCGTCTGATTCGAAAGAGCTGTACGGCCAGAATCAGTTTCCGGTCGCCGTGGGCCGCGGCAAAGCCAAACTGACCGGTAAGGTTAAGCCTGCCCGCATCTTCGCCGGTGTCTGGAACGCGATCTACTTCGGCCAGACCATCAACTCGGGCTTATTCGCCAACTATACCGACACAGTCGGCACGGCAATTCCCGCCACTCCATTCACGGTTACGGCGACGCCACCGAACACCGGCACATTCGTGACCGACCTCGGCGTCATCGATGCCAACGGCAACCCCATGAAGCGCGTTGCGGCGTCACCGGCGACAGGTCAGTACAGCGTCAACGTCAGCACGGGTGCATATCTCTTCTCGGCCGCTGACACCGGCAAGGTGGTGTATATGAACTTCCAGTACACCGCAACGGTCGTCGGTGCGCAGAAGCAGACGGTGCAGAATCTGCCAATGGGCTACGCTCCTTCATTCAAGGCCGACCTGAGCGTCAGCTACCAGGGCAAAATCGTCACCTTCAGTTTCTTGAAGGCGATCAGCACGAAATTCTCGATGGGCTTCAAAAACGAGGATTTCTCCATCCCGGAATTTGACTTCTCCGGCTTCGACGACGGCACCGGCAACGTGCTGACATGGTCCACATCGGAGTAAAAAACATGACAACAGCGACAGAATTGATTGACGGTATCGAAGTGAAGATGGCCGGCAAGACGTGGGTAATTCCCGCCTTGTCGTTCAAGCGGCTCAAGCAGTTACGCCCGAAAATCGCTGCCTTGGCGGCGCTCAACACGCTGCCAGAGGAAGAGGTTATTGATGACGTCTGCGTTATCGTGCATGCCGCTATTATCCGCAACTATCCAGAGGTTACCTTGGATGAGGTTCAGGAAATGGTCGACATGTCCAATATGCAACGAGTTATCAAGGCCGTGATGGGGCAGTCTGGGCTGGTTGAAAAGGGGGAAGCGGGGGCGGGGAGCCGTTAGATTGGGATCAGGTGTATGCCCATTTGCTGGCCTGCTTCCCGGGCTGGACATGGGAATACATCGACGATAATATGACGCTTCCCCGCCTACGCGCTATAACCGAGTATCAGCGTAGCAACCCGCCAACCCATATTCTCGTCGCCGCGTACATGGGTGTTGGCTCAAAATCCTCTGGAGCTTCCGAAGTAGATGCCAACGGACAATCACTGCTCGACGTCCTCCCAAGAAAGCCGGGATCCTGACGAGATTGACCAAGCCACGAAGCCAGGCTTTCTGCCTGGTGTCAACGGCGACATCGTCTATGCGGCAATCGAACAGCTTGCCGCATCGAAGGACGAATGCTCTGTTGTGATCGAGAAGCGACGAACCGTGCGCGGTAAGTTCGCCATCACCGTCGACATTAAGAAGCTGTAACTAAGCATCACCACCAAAAGGGCCGCCGCGAGCGGCCTTTTTCCATTCCAAAGCCAAGAGGGTCGCCATGTGCGGCCTTTTTTGCATTTCAGGGTAGCAATCCATGAGCGACGATAACGTAGAGGTGAAGTTCGGGGGGGATGCCTCCGGAGCAAAAGCCGCCTCCAAGGACGCCGCTGCGTCGGTCAAGGACGCGGTCAGCGGCATCAAGAGCATGTTTGCTGATATGGCAAGCACGGTCAAGGAACACACCGAGGCCAGCTCCAAGGCGACCGAGGGCATGTCCGGTGCGATTTCCGGGGCTGTGAAGACGCTCGCGGGTTCATTCGGCGCCATCCTTGAGCCGATCAAACTGGTGGCGGCTGCGCTCGCCGGGGGAGCCTTGTTCAAGGAAGCCATCAGCGACACCATTAAGGAAGTCGGCGAGGTCAAGAAGCTCGCCAATGCGTTCGGTGAAACAGTCGAAGAAGCCAACAAGATGAATTTGGCGCTGAAGCTGGCCGGTATTTCTGCCGACGATTACACCAGCATCGCGCTGAAGTTTGACAAGCAATTGCGCAGCAACGAAGAAGGTCTGAAGGCGTTAGGCGTCGTAACGCGCGACAGCAACAACGCGCTGCTGCCGCAGGCAGAGCTGCTGAAGAATGCTGTCTCCACCATGATGGAATACAAGGCCGGTACCGACCGCAATGCGGTTGCTATGGGCATGTTTGGCCGGTCAGCGGAAGAAGCATTCAAGCTGCTGAAGTTGAACGGCGATATTCAGGAGCGCGCCAACGAACTGGCTGCGATCGGTATCGGCGTCAATGCCGAAGCCGCTGACGCGGTCAAGAAATACAAAGTAGAGGCTGCTGCCGCCGGCATCGTGCTGGGTGACTTTAGCGACAAGATCGGCGAAGCCGTATTGCCGTCGGTAACGGACCTGCAAAAGGCATTTATCAGTATCGGAACCGCTGTGATGCCGGTATTCAGCGCAGCGGTTACCGTGCTCGGCGCCATTTTCGAAGTATTTGGCGCCGTTGTGATGTCGGTTTGCGAAATCATCAAGGACTACATTACCTCGGCCGGGGAAATATTCAACGCGATATTGGGCTGGGCGATGCCCAACGATATCAGCGTGCTCAAGGCCGCAGTCGCGACGCTGGTTACGCCGATTTACCTACTGAAAGGGTTGTTTCTTGAACTGGCACAGGTGGTCGAAACATCGATCGGTGTCGTTACCGCAACGCTGGTCACATTCGCAAACGTCGCACGTAAAGCGCTAGCGCTGGATTTCACCGGCGCCGTTGCCGCTTTCAACGATGGCACAGAGAGGATAAAAAACGTTGTCTTGAAGCACTCGGATGAGATGGTAAAGATCGCCGTGGCGACCAAGGACAAAATCAAAGAGGCATGGGGTGCAGGGGAGGAATCCGACCATGCTCCGAAGAAAGGTACCAAGGAATACACCGGTCAGGATCAGAAGCAAAAAACGACCGCTGACAAGTCCCGCGTCGGCGAGTGGGATGCCGAGCTGAATGACCGCAAGGTTGCTTATCAACAGGAACATGACCTGCGCGAAATGTCGAAAAACGATGAAATCGCGTATTGGCAGAACATCCTGGCCACGAACGAAACAAGCTCTGCCGAAGCGCTGGCCATTCGCCGCAAGATGAATCAGGCGCAGCTTGAAGGAATGAAGAAGCAACGGGCCGATGAAAAGGCGCTGGCGTCTGAAAAAATCGATCAGACCCAGAAAATTGCCGATGCTGAAATTGCCAGTGCGCAGGACGTTCTGTCGATGAAAAAGGAACTGGGCATTATCTCGGCGCAGGACGAGTTGCGCGCCATGATCGACCTTGAGAACCAGAAATATCAAGTTCAACAGAAAGCTCTGCAGGACAAGGTTGCCCTGTACGAGTATGACAAGGTCGCTCGGCAAAAAGCGCTTGACGAAATGGACCTGCTGGAGAAGTCCCACGCGCGCGCGCTCCAAAAGATCAGTGGCGACATTGCCATTGACCAGCAGAAGACCATGGCGCAGTGGGTCAGCCCGATCAAGACAGCATTCTCGCAATCGATCGTCGGCATCATCCAAGGCACCCAGACACTGCAGCAAGCCATGAGCAGGATTTTTCAGTCCATCTTGCTGGAGTTCGTCAATAACCTCGTCACCAAGATGGTCGACAAGTGGATCGTCGGCGAACTGGCGAAACGTCTCTTCTCGCAGGAAACGCTTGTGATGCTGGGTGTGGAGCAAAAGGCAGCGGCTGCGGAACAGGTAGCAACGCAGCAGGTAGCTGGTGTATCGGGTGTGATGTCAAACGCCTCGATCGCTGCTGCGGCAGCTATGGCATCAGTTGCCGCAATCCCATTTGTTGGCTGGGCAATGGCGCCGGAAGTCGGTGCCACCACCTACGCCACCGCAATGGCATTTCTCCCTTCAGCAGCAGGCGGCTATGACATCCCTGCAGGCGTCAATCCACTGGTGCAGACCCACGAAAAGGAAATGATTCTGCCGGCAAAACATGCTGATGTGATTCGGAATATGGCTGACAGCGGCGGCGGTACCGGTGGCGACACGCACCATTACCACATTCAGGCGATGGACGCGCGTAGCTTCCGAGATTTCGTCAAGTCCAATTCTTCCTCGCTCGCACCAGGGTTGAGGCAATTAAACCGGAATTTCACGCCGGTTAAAGGTTAGACGATGAGCAACGCAATTTATCCAACGCTGCCGGGGCTTGCATTTCCCGTTATGAAGCAGCCCGGTTTCAATACCGCCATCAAGCAGTCTGTGTCGGGAAAAGAGTACCGGGCTGCTTTCATGCAGTACCCGTTGTGGACGTTTGAACTGACTTACGAGTTTCTGCGCAATGGCATTGCTGGCAACGATCTGAACACGCTGACAGGATTCTTCCTTGCCAGGCAGGGCGCGTTCGATAGTTTTCTGTTCACTGAGCCGAGCGACTGCACCGTCACGGATGCTCAGTTTGCTGTTGGAGACGGGGTAACGAAGAGCTTTCAGCTTGTTCGCTCGCTCGGGGCATTTGTCGAGGCAGTTCAGAACGTCAACATCCTGACGAACATAAAAGCAGGAGGAACGTTGGTACCAGGATCCTCCTACACAGTTAGCCCGACCGGACTGGTGACTTTCACGACAGCGCCGACTTCTGGCTACTCCCTAACGTGGTCAGGGACATTTTACTTCCGCGTACGCTTCCTTCAGGACTCTTCCCAATTCAGTCAGTTCATGACTGACCTTTGGGAAAACAAGAAGGTGCAATTTATCGGATCGACGAGTAACAAAGTATGAAAAATTCCACCACAGCTTTGACGAACTTGCTCAACAGTGGCCAGCCGTTTTTTATGGCCGACTTGTACACGTTCAGCCTGATTAATGGCACGGTGCTGCGCTATGCACTGTGGGACAGTGATATTTCTTACCTTGGAAATACCTTTTCAAGCAGCGGGCCGACCTTCAAACGATCAAAGATTCGTCTGGTGATTGGTGTTGAAGTCGATACGCTGGATCTCAGTGTGTTTGCCAATGCGAGCCATTTGATAAACGGTCAGCCGTGGTTGCAGGCTGCGAGAGCCGGTGCGCTCGACGGCGCTGCATTGCGCGTTGATCGCGTGTTCATGTCTGCGCCGCCGGTTCCCGTGGGCGGTGTAATCCAATTTACCGGCATGGTCGCTCCGCTTATCGTGGGTAGAACAGAGGCAAAAATTACTGTGGCGTCCTACTTTCAACTTCTGAATGTGCAGATGCCGCGTAATTTGTTCCAGCCCGGGTGCTTGCATACGCTTTACGACAGTGGTTGTGGTGTCGCTCGTTCATCCGTAGCGGTCGGTGGAAGCGTCAGCAGCGCCAGCACTACCAGCATCGTTTCGTACTCTATGTCTGCGTACCCAACTGGCTACTTCGATGCCGGATATCTGGGTTTCGCAACTGGTGCTCTTGCTGGAACGACGAGAACGATCAAGAGCTTTTCATCTCCTTCGGTGATGCTGCTTAATCCTTTGCCGACGACTCCCTCGCCAGGAGACACCTTCTATATCTACCCAGGGTGCGACAAATCGCAAGCAACGTGTCAGAACAAGTTCAACAATCTTCCGCGGTTCCGCGGCATTCCTTACATCCCCGTTCCGGAGACAGCCCAATGACCACAAGAAATCTAGTCTTGGCAGAGGCAGAAACCTGGCTGCGAACGCCATATCACCACATGGGAAGGATAAAGGGGGCGGGTGTCGATTGCGCGACGCTGCTGCTGGAAGTATTCCATGCAGTTGGAATAATTCCGAAGATCGACGTCGGCTACTACCCGCAGGACTGGCACTTTCATCGGGACGAAGAGCGATATTTGGGATGGATTTCGCAATACGCCAGACGTACTGAAACACCACGTCCGGGCGATATCGCTCTGTTCAAATTTGGGAGATGTGTTTCACACGGCGCTATCGTCACCGATTGGCCCGGCGTGATTCATTCATATTTTCAGCTTGGCTGTGTCTACGGTAATGCCAACGACAGGGAACTGGCGGGACGTCTGGACAGCTTTTGGACATTGTTCGAGGAATAAATGGGCGCACTTTTTGGAGGTGGTAGTAAGGGAATCAACACCACCGGTACGATGGCACTGGGCCTGCAAATTCAGACCTCAGCATACGGTCTCTGTGTTCCGATCGTATACGGTACGACACGTGTGCCAGGCAATCTGATCTGGTATGGCGATTTCACGCCTATCCCACACACAACTTCAAGCAGTGCTGGCGGCGGCGGTGGTAAAGGCGGGGGAGGTGGAGGGGAATCGACCGATACCCAATATACCTATACTGCAGCGTTGATGATAGCGTTGTCTGAGGGGCCAATTGCTGGCGTTTCTGGAGTGTACAAAGATAAGTCCTATTACGCTGTTGGCCAGCTCTTTAGCTATGCGGTCGGTAGCTATGCACAGGCACCTTGGAGCTACCTGTCAACGTATCATCCTGATCAGGCGATTTCTTACCCGGGCATTGCTTACGTCGCATCCCCAAGTTACGATTTGGGCAGCAATACGTCGCTGCCGAACCATAATTTGGTGCTCACTGGGATTCTGCCGTTCAATGTTGGCGCTGGTATTCTTGATGCAAATCCTTGCGACATTCTGATCGACTATCTCACCAACCCAAATTACGGCGCAGGCTTTCCAGCATCGAAAATTGGTGATCTGACTTCTTACTCTCAGTATTGCATCGCCAGCGGCTTGATGTTGTCGCCGGCGTATTCGACCCAGCAAGATGCCTCTCAGACAGTAACGTCATTAATGCAGCTCACGAACTCGGCAATATATTTGTCCGAGGATGTTGTGAAGATTGTTCCCTATGGCGATCAAACCATTACTGGTTATGGCGGGGTGACGTTCGTTCCAAATCTCACGCCAGTCTATGATTTAAACGACGATCATTTCATTTATCACGAAGGCGAAGACCCGATAAAGGTCTCACGGAATACGACAGCCGATGCTTTTAATCGGGTTCAACTGGAGTTTCTAAACCGTGCCAACAGCTACAACACAGAGAGCGTCGAGGCAAAGGACCAGGCTAATATCGACACCTTCGGTATGCGAACCATGGGAACCATCACGGCACACGAAATCGCGGACAAGAATGTTGCCGTGCAGGTAGCGCAGTTGGTAATGCAGCGGTCTCTATATATCCGGAACACGTACGAGTTCAATCTACCGTGGAACTTCTGTTTGCTTGAGCCTACTGATTTGGTTACGCTAACAGATACATTACTGGGCCTTAACAAGTGGCCTGTGCGCATCACGTCCGTCGAGGAGAACGATGACGGCGAACTAACAATCCAGGCTGAAGATGCACCCCCTGGTGTATCGAGCAATGTTCTATACCCAACCCAGGCCGCTGCAGGCTACTCGGCCAACTATAACGAGAAGCCGTCTAATACGAACTCGCCCATTATCTTTGAAGCGCCGGATCTTCTAACCGTGAATGGCTTAGAGGTCTGGATTGCAGCGAGTGGTACTAAGTCTTGGAGTGGCTGCCAAGTTTGGGTTTCAGAAGACGGGAACACGTACCGGCAAATCGGCAGTGTGTCGAATGCCGCACGCCAAGGCGTTTTGACAGATGACTTGCCTTTAAACACTGATCCCGACGTGTTGTACACACTGGCGGTGAACCTATCGCAAAGCAATGGTGTGCTGACTTCAGGCACGAAGGCAGATGCAGACGGTTTTAACACCCTGTGCTACGTCGACGGTGAATTGATAAGCTATCAGAATGCGGCTTTGACCGGCCCCGGAAAGTACGGACTTAGTTACTTGCGGCGCGGTGTCTATGGAACCACGATCAAAACTCATGTCGCCGGTACCCAGTTTTCACGCCTTGATGGGTCGATCTTCAAATATCCGTTCGGCCCAGAGAAGATCGGCGTGACGATGTTTGTAAAGCTGCCAGCAGTCAATCAGTTTGGTGGTGGACTGCAAGCACTGTCGGACGTCCCGGCGTATCAGTACACGATCACTGGATCAGCGCTGAATTCGCCATTGCCTAACCTGTCAGGGCTCAACACTAATTTCGTTTCTGGATTGACGCAGATTACGTGGTCTGCTGTTAGCGACTTCCGGCAACCATCGGTAGATTACGAGGTAAGACTTGGGCCGACATGGGCGTCGGCGCAGGTGCTAGGTCGCACGCCAACAACTAGCTTTACTGCCGTTGGTGATGGCACATACTGGATTTCAGCGCATTACTTAGGCCCTGGAAGTTTTAACGTTTATTCAAATGTGCCGTCGTCAATCATCATCACTGGTGCGACGCTGACGAAGAATGTCATACAGACGTTTGGTGAGTCTGCAACAGGATGGGCCGGAACGCTATCGAGCAGCTTGGCGGTATTGCAGGGGGAACTGATCCTGCAAGGCGCGGGAAACATACTCGCCGAAAGCGATGTTCTAACCGTTTCAGATGTCTTATGGTACGGGGGTATTTCTTCTTCAGGCGAATACGATTTACCTCCTGCACACAGCGTCAATATCGGCAGGGTGGCTCCGTGCAATATTCTCATGTCCTACACAGCAAGGGGCCAGTCGATACACGATAACGCCCTAAGTATCAGTGACTTTCTCGGTGTTACCGATCTGCTTGGTGCAGAACTTGGGGCGAGTATCAATATCCAGCCGCAAATTGCAATTGCATCAAACAACGGAATATATGGCGCGTGGCAAAACTTCGTTCCCGGCACATACAACGCTCAGTATTTTAAGGCGCGGGTACTCATCACGTCGAGCGACAAGCAGGTCATTGCAGTGCTTTCCGATTTGAAGTTCTCAGTTGATGTTCCGGACAGACTGGATGCCTACCAAGTGACGACAGCAACTACTGCGACGACAGTGACATTTACGTCGCCATTTAACGGTGGTCCTGGCACCCTGACGACACCGATCGTTCAAGCAACTATTTTGAACGCGCAGGCCGGCGACGACTGCCAAATCGGTACCACAACAAAAACGAGTTGCACAGTACAAGTCACAAATGGCGGATCGCTTGTCGTTAGAAATGTAAATCTTCAAATACAGGGGTATTAGATATGTCTCAAGGTTCTTTAATTTTACCTACCACCGGAACGGTGCCGGGATTGACGCTCGTCAATGCAATAAATTCGGCGCTGGCAAACCTGTCAGGTCAGGCATCAGGCGCTACAGACCCAAGCACTCTGCCTGGTGGCGTACAACCATTTTCATTTTGGATGGACATTTCTGTCACACCAAACGTCTTGCGAATGCGGAATTCAGCAAACACAGCATGGGTCTCTCCGATCGGATTGGCCGCCAGTGGCGCCAACGTTGATATCACCAGCCTTGGCTCGCTAGCATCGATCAATGGAGGCGCACTTGCTGGCTTGCGCAATCTTGTGATTAACGGGGGGATGGCAGTTGATCAAGTGAATATGGGCGCTAACCAGACGATAACGGCAGGTGCGGGCTTGGTCTATACGGTGGATCAGTTCTATGCCTATTGCTCAGGTGCTAATGTGACCGGCGCGCAGGTAGCCGGCCCTTTCGCTAATACCTATCGCTACCAATTAACTGGGGCGGCCTCGAACACTAGCGTAGGATTTGGCACGCGAATTGAGGCGAACAATTCGGCCAGTCGGGCCGGCTCCACAGCATCCCTGTCAGTCGCGCTAAAGTCTAGCTCGTTGACCAGCATCACTTGGACGGCCTATTACGCGAACACTAAGGATAGCTTCGGTACCCCGGCTAGCCCGAACCGCACTCAGTTCGCAACAGGTACTTTCACGATTGGTAGTACCGAGTCCACCTACAACGCCCAAATCTCGATTCCGGGTGCTGCTGTTACCGGCCTCGAAATTGCTTTCTCTGGCGGCGCATTAGCGGCAGGACAGACGCTCACCATTGGGAATGTACAGCTTGAGCCTGGTAACGTTGCAACGCCATTCGAACAGAGGCCTTACGGACTAGAACTGTCACTGTGCCAGCGCTATTTCGAGAAGTCCTTTCAGAACTGGCTACCCGCTTCCTCAGTAAGCGGCAACTACAGTAGCGCTAGTAGTTTCATTGTCAACACGGCTGCCATCATAACCAACGGTGGATTTCCGGGAGTTGTTCTTTACAAAGCTGCAAAGCGAGTCAATCCAACCGTTACTACCTATGATCTCATCGGGCAGTTCGGTTACATCTCCACAGTGGCTGTAGGCGGAGCGGTTAGCCACGGTAACACTTCAATCGTCGGTGGAACCGATTCAGGTTTCTCTTTCGGATATTCAGCCCCGATCGCGCAGACCGGCGGCGTTTCTTGTAACTGGACCTCTTCAGCGAGGATGTAAAACATGGCATATCAACTAACTGCAAATTCTCATATTCGGCGCTTGGTGGACGGCGCATTAATCCCGGCAGATTCTGGTAACACTGACTATCGGGACTACCTCGCGTGGGTGAGCGAGGGGAATACACCTCAAGCACTCGACGCACCAGATCCGGCAACCATATGGGCCGCATACCAGCAGGAGGCTAAGGCGGCGCTCGATAAAAGCGATGAGACTATTTTGCGCTGCGCCGAAAATAGTGTCTCCGTACCTGTGGTTTGGATCACCTATCGCAAGCAACTCAGAGGCATCGTCGCAGCAGCTAGCGGAGATTCGACACAACCCCTCCCAGAACGTCCAAGCTACCCAGATGGAACCTAAACTAGCATCACCAAACAAGCCGCCTTCGGGCGGCTTTTTTTTGCCAATTCTCAAATGGAAAAAAAAGAAATGACACCTGAGAAATCGCCTGAAAACTTCGGCTGGCTCACTTATGCCTGGGTATTCGGTCTGTCAGCAATGGGGGGGTTCGTGTCGTTTATGCGCAAAGTCAAAGACGGCCACGCCCGCGCATGGAACATCGTGGAGCTGATCGGCGAGATTTGCACCAGCGCCTTTGCCGGCGTGATGACGTTTTACTTGTGCGAGTGGAGCAATTTTGCGCCGCTGCTTACGGCGGCAATGGTCGGCATCGCCGGCCACATGGGTAGCCGTTCCATCATGTTGCTGGAACGCCTGATGGAGTCCAAATTTCCAAAAGGGAGTGAAAAATCATGAGCAGTTTTGATGACGCATTCGACGCGCTGATCGGCAACGAAGGCGGCTACAGCAATAACCAGAAGGACCCGGGCGGCGAAACCATGTGGGGCGTTACCCTGCGCGTGGCGCGCGCGTACGGATACACCGGCGCCATGAAAGACCTACCGCGCGAAACGGCGAAGGCGATCGCCAAGAAACTCTATTGGGATCCACTGCGCCTAGACAGCTTCGACCCGCGTGTCGCGTTCCAGATTTTCGACACGAACTACAACGGCGGCCATCCGGTTATCTGGATGCAGGGGGCCGCTGGCATCAAGGTCGACGGCGTGCTTGGACCGGTGACCATCGCAGCGGTCGCGGCGACAGATCCACTTAAGTTTGTCATGCGCTGGAATAGCCTGCGCATTCGCTATTTCACTTCCCTTAAAACCTGGCTTAACTTTGGTAAGGGCTGGGCCAATCGTATTGCTGACAACCTCAAATTAGGAGCTATTTAACATGTTACCTATCGCACTCGCGCTTGCGCAATTCGCACCAATGATCGCTGGCTGGTTCGGCGGCAGCAAAGCGGAAGACGTCGCCACAAAGGTAGTCGGCATTGCCCAGGTAGTTACCGGGCAGTCGGCACCGGATGCCGCTTTGGCCGCGATCCAGGCCGATCCGAATCTCTCGATGCAGTTTCAGAAGGCTGTGCTGGACCAGCAATATGAGTTGGCCAAATTGGCGAACGAATTGAGTATTGCCGAACTGAGTGCAGACACCGCTGACACGGCCGCCGTCAATGCCACAATGCAGGTCGAGGCGAAAGCGGATCACTGGCCGACATATAGCTGGCGGCCGTTCATCGGATTTTGTTATGGTGCCGAGGGTATCATGACGGCCTCGACGGTGATGGTGGCATACCTGGGCGTGATGTTCTTCAAAGTGGACCCGGTGGTGCTGTCCTACCTTCCGGCAATGCTCGGTGCAATGGCCGGCATCATGGCGGCGCAAACTGCCGTGCTTGGCATTGCCTCTTACTTCCGAGGAAAGATGCAGGCCAGCCCGTTGATTCCCACCGATAATCGTGGATAGAAGAGACGATTTACGCCACCAGATGGATTCCAGGCCTGCTGGTGGCGGCGTCGACCAAGCGATCGATATAATCAGACCAGTCTTGCATCATCTTCGTACGCTCGACCAAGAACTTGGCGCGGTCATATGCCTTATCCACCTTGTTACCCTTGGCGTGCGACAGTTGCAGGTCGACCACTTCATGGCGATATCCCAACTCCTGCTTGAGCACGCCCATTGCCAGCGAGCGGAAGCCGTGGCCGGTCATCCTGCCGGCGTATCCGATATTTTCCAGCGCCTTCAAAATTGCCCCGTCTGACATGTGATCATCTGGCCGTCGCTGGTTGGGGAAGACAAACTTGTTGCGGCCAGTCAGCGGTTGCATTTCACGGAAGAGGGCGACGCTTTGCCTGGACAACGGCACAACGTGGCCGCGCCCCTTCTTCATCCGCTCCGGCGGGATGTCCCATATCGCTTTTTCAAGATCAGGCTCTGCCCAGGGCACCGCGATGAGTTCGGTTGTCCGGACGAAGGTTCGCATCATCAGCCACAGCGCCACCCGCGTGGCCGGGTACATGTGGGTTCGGCTGGTGATCAAGTCCTTGATGAACTGCGGGAATTCTTCGACGGTGATCGAGGCGAAGTGACCCTTTTTCGGTTTCTTCATCACGTCCTTGAGTGCTGCAGCCGGATTGCCGGCCGTATCCCCGCATACAATCGCAAAATTAAAAACGCGGGAAACCATGCCACGGCATCGGCTGGCAATCTCCAGCGCGCCGCGCTTTTCAATCTCACGGAACACCAGCAGCAGACGCTGCGGCGCTATCTTCGCGATCGGGTCGGCACCGATCACCGGAAAGACGTCGACCTCCAGCCGGTGCAAATTCTCCGCCGCCGTTCCAACGCCCCATTCATCACTGGCCGCCATGTGTGCGTGCCATTCCCTCGCCACGACTTCGAACGTACGCGCCTGCGCGACAACCTGCGCAATTTTGCTTATCTGCTTTTCGACACCGGGATCATCGCCAGCCTTCAACTGTCGGCGCGCGTCTTCCCACTTTTCGCGCACCGCAGCCAATGACACCTCCGGATAGGCGCCAAGCGAAAGCGATTTTTGTTTGCCGCCGAAGCGGTATGCACCGGTCCAATACTTGCCGCCGCCGGGATGAATAGTCAGCGCCAGGCCGCGCGCATCGGACAACTTGTAGACTTTCTCTTTGGGCTTTGCGGCGCGACAGGTAGCGTCTGATAGGGGCAT